GCAGCTTCCGGGCTGTCCTTTGCCTGCTGCGCTTGCAGCTTCAGGCGCTCCAGCGCGACTTCCGCCTCCATGCGCTGATACGCTTCGGAAAGTCCTGGCGTAGCGTGAAACGTTTCACGCACCCATTTGTAGGTACCGTCGGCATTCAGCGTTTGGAAGCCAATGCGATAGGTATCTGCGCCACGCTTTTCAATGGCCATAGCAAACACACCTCCAATGTGCAAAAATAATCTTGCCTATCCTATGTTCATTTTATCCGTCACAGCGTCACAGTAGGCACAAAAAAGCC